AGATTTAATATTGATACCTCGACAAGAGTTAAGAGGTGAGATTGATATCTACGAACCAATGCACTGGCATCAAATGCAAATGATGTTTCAAAAAAATATGAACAAAGGTAGAATTGAGCAAACCGCAACAAAACCTGGTGACGCTATAAATAATGCACTAGATAATTTTTGGGAGCAACAAAATGGGAGCAATGGTTCCACCAAGTCGGAAGAGTTGTTATAACTTCCGAGTCGTATCGATTGATAGAGTAGTTGATGGTGACACCATTGATGTATCAATAGATTTAGGATTCGATCTTATTAAAAAAGAAAGAGTTCGTATAGCTGGGGTTGATACTCCAGAGAAGAGGACAAGAGATTTAGAAGAAAAAGCATTAGGTATTGATGCTACAAACTGGATGAAAAAAAATTTGGAGGAAACGATTGATGGAGATGATGAACTCACTATACGAACTGAACTTCAAGGTGGGATGGGTAAGTATGGTAGGCTGCTTGGTTGGTTATACGTTGGCGATGATGATGTATCGCTCAACGAAAAAATGATTACCGAAGGGTATGCTTGGGAGTATGATGGTGGTACAAAACAAAAGACTTTGAGGAACTACGAGAAATTCGTAGGGAATTTGGCACATTAGATAATGGTTGATCTTATAATATTAATTCTAATACCAACGTTATTCATAGCATTAATAATAAGGTATAGAAAGCAAGTCAGATGGTTATTGACACCTTTTGCTTGGTTTAAGGATATAATTGATCCACAATGGTGGGCAAATTTTATTGGTAATAAAACAGGATTATTTCAACGTGCAAGCAATAATAGATATAAACGATGGTTAGAAACATTACCACCAAGAAAGAAGATTGCTGTTGAATTGGGTGTTGCTATACCTTTGATGATTTTAATGGATCACTATATTTTGATGCCTTATCTTGGCATGGCAATGTTGCCTTGGAATTGGGATTGGAGTGGAGGATAATGGCGACTAACGATGTATATCTTGGTAATCCTAATTTAAAAAAAGCAGGAACGCCAATACAATTTACAAAGAAACAAATAAATGAATGGGTCAAATGTAAAAATGATCCACTATACTTTGCGTGTAATTATATTCAAATCATCTCTCTTGATGAAGGTCTGGTTCCTTTTAACATGTATAATTTTCAGAAAGATATTCTGACAGACTTTCATAATCATAGATTTAATATAGCAAAGTTACCACGACAGACTGGCAAGTCTACAACTGTGGTTGCATATCTTTTATACTATGCTATATTTTATGATAGTGTAAATATAGGTATTCTAGCGAACAAGGCATCTACTGCTAGAGAACTATTGGGTAGGTTACAACTAGCATATGAAAACTTACCTAAATGGATGCAACATGGTATTCTAGTTTGGAATAAAGGTAATGTTGAACTTGAAAACGGATCAAAGATATTGGCTGCTTCTACGTCTGCTAGTGCAGTTAGAGGTATGTCCTTCAACATTCTATTCCTTGACGAGTTTGCATTCGTCCCTAACCACGTCGCAGAACAATTCTTTGCATCGGTATATCCTACTATTACTTCTGGTAAATCAACTAAAGTCATAATCATATCCACTCCTAATGGTATGAACCACTTCTATAAGATGTGGGAGGATGCTAGAAACGATAAGAACGGTTACATAAGAAACGAAGTTCATTGGTCACAAGTACCTGGCAGAGATAAGAAGTGGAAAGAAGAGACAATAAAGAATACATCTAAAAGACAATTTGCACAAGAGTTTGAATGCGACTTCTTGGGGTCTGCTGATACACTTATCAGTCCATCAAAATTACAATGCATTCCGTTCAATGACCCAATTAATTCAAATGCAGGACTTGACGTTTTTACGAGAGCAGAAGAAGATCACGAATATATTATTACTGTCGATGTTGCCAGAGGAATTGGTGGCGACTATAGTGCTTTCATCGTGTTTGATATCACCACTCTCCCGTACCAGATCGTTGCGAAGTACAGAAATAATGAGATTAAACCTGTACTGTTTCCCTCGGTCATCTTTCAAGTAGCAAAGGAATATAACAATCCTTATATACTTGTTGAGGTAAATGATATAGGGGATTCGATAGCAGCAACACTCAACTATGATCTAGAATATCCTAACGTACTCATGTGTGCTATGAGAGGTAGGGCAGGGCAGATAGTAGGACAAGGATTTTCAGGAACAAAGACACAGTTAGGTGTTAAGATGAGTATTACTGTCAAGAAAATTGGGTGTGCCAATTTAAAAGCAATTATAGAAGAAGATAAATTAACGTTTACCGATTTCGATATTCTTCAAGAACTTACTACATTCATACAAAGAAAGCAAGCATGGGAGGCAGACGAAGGTTACCATGATGATCTTGTTATGTGTATGGTATTGTTTGCATGGTTAGTCATGCAAGACTACTTTAAAGAAATGACTGACCAAGATGTCAGAAGAAGAATTTATGAAGAACAACGAAATCAAATAGAACAAGACATGGCACCATTTGGTTTTATAGATGATGGTCTAGGAGATGATACATTTGTAGATGCGGATGGATCTTTCTGGTACGGAAATAAAGAAGAAACAGTTGATTATATGATTCCTGATCTGTGAAGAAGAAGAAAAAGATGTAAGTTGTGGAAGTGTCACAAATATAAGGGTAAGAAGTGTAATTGTGGAAGGTACAAACACTCTTGAAGGAGTGTAGAATGTTGTAAGAATTAAGTGTATCATAATGAGATTGAGAGCGTGGATAAGAACTGATATGAAACTGATATAATTATGTTACAATTACAATATAATTGCAAGCATTATACTGTTTTTGATGCTATAATCTGTATAGAATCACTCAGGAGGTAAAAAGCACTTTCAGACTCACAGAATGTATCAGAGAATACAGAAAACCTTTAAATTTAATTAAAAAAAGGTTTTTTAAATATAAAACAGTAATTTATTCCGTTTTGTAATCTGTAAGTATTCTGTAGGTAGTGAGCATAGAATCTGTATGGAATGTGCTAGGTTGTTGTGGACTTAGCGAGCGTACCATAAGACGGGCGGTTTGTCAACCCAACGGGCGGAAATTTCTGGGAATCCACACATAAAAACTAGTCGAGGTCTGATAATATTTTCTAGTCGAGATTCTCATCAATTCTCAGAAAAACTAGTCGAGAATATTCTCAGTATCATAAAGTCTAGTCGAGACTCTCATCATCATTCAATACTCTCATACATCGAGATTATCAGAATCTAGTCGAGAGTGCCACATTGTTATCATATACACACATACTTGCGTCTAGTCGAGATATGTGCTATCATATGTACATACACTTCGAGATACATCATGCATAAGCGTGTGTACACGGTCACACTAGATATTGAGTGTTGGGATGATTTAAAATTGGACAGCATCGATTGGGCGAAAAGAGTTGGTCTTTTCCCCGATGAGTATATCCATTCTAGCGTACAGGAGCGGCTATCGCCAAGACCAGTGGACAGAACTTGAAGTGGCACAACTTAAGTTGACGGGAACCATTAATTGTGGTAAGCTCGACAGAAATTGTTACAGAAGATTACAGATATTATTTCAGAGCTCGGTGAGTGACGAAGGTTTTCTATCAGTCCTACCCCAGACTCTTGTTTTTGTTATACACTCATTATAATCGAATATAAAACACAAATCAACCTCTAGTGTGCCACTAATTAAACTGTCACATTACGGGTTGTTTTATGCAGCGGGTGGAGTATAGTAGGAATGTAAACGTTATACCCCGCTGATGAATTACGAAGAAATCCTGAGATGTTATGAGGGCGAAACTGAAGAACTCGCATCAACATCGTTTGAGTTTGGATTGATGAACGATCTCTACTACCGTTTGTTTTATTCATATGTGGAGGTAGACTAGTGGAGATGAGCGAAGTTAAAAGATTGATCCGTGAATATGTACAGGATCATTACAAGTACTACGGTTTCTATCCATATGATGTGGAGGTTGGAGACGTATTATACTCTTATGAACAGTATATGGATATACTGAGTATGACAGTTTAAAAACTGTCCACTATCGGTTGCATTCGTGTAACTATCACCTATAATTAATACATACACAAAAGGAGTCCCTTATGCCTAATTGGTGCAACAACAAAGTCAAAGTTTTTGGTGAACCCGAACAACTTTCCCAAGTTGCTAAAATTTTCAAAGATGAGAAATCAATCTTTAACAACATCATTCAGTCCCCAGACTGGAAGAGATTACCAAACGAAAAAGGACAGTTTCCACAACTCGAACAGCACAAGAACCCTAAAACTGGGGAGGTAATGTGGGAAACATATAATTTCCCAGATGGTAAGAATGATGATAGATGGTATCATTGGAACATCCAGAACTGGGGAACCAAGTGGGATGTTACCGCACAAAATGTAGAAATTGAATATGAGGATGAGGAACAGTTGGAAGTCAGTTTTGAAACTGCATGGGCACCACCCGAACCAATTTGTTACCGATTGCGTGAAATGTTCAAGGACTTACATTTCTCTTGGTTCTATGATGAACCAGGAATGGAGACAGCAGGGTATCTATAGGACACTTTGCAAACTGTCCACTAGGGGTTGCGTAGCGACCAACCCCCTATTATAATTAAAGTATTCAAACAACCCCTTTCACATTATGCGTAAAGTTGAAGAGCAAATGAACTACGCTATTCGTCACAGAAAGAACTGGGCGGGTAGTAACACCACAGTTCGTTGTTTCAAAGAGAATGGCATTACTACAGAAATGCAGGTTTTGCTTCACGGAAATCTAATTGCGTGGTTAGATACCGCAACTAATGATCTCAACATCTCTAGTGCAGGTTGGGAAACTGTCACAACTAAATCTAGATTAAATGCACTTCTAGATGAATTCCGTGATGGTGCGAAGATATTCCAAAAGAACTGGGAATGGTTCATCTCAGAATTTGGAACTGTTAAACCTTTCGTTGATGGTATGAAAGTATGAGAGCACCCGAAGGACTTAATATTGAGTGTACACCCACTCAATATGAATATCTCTATGAACTAGTGATGATGGCATATGAGTTAGACGTACCCGACCAAAAAGGTTGGGATATGCAAACTTATGATAACCTAGTTGATAATGTGTGTAATGCACAGCATACCATATTATCATCAGATGTCAAAGGTATTAGGACAGTTTAGAAACTGTCACACTAGGGGTTGCATAGTAATTCAATCCCTAGTATATTATAAATGTACACAAACAACCCCTTTCAAATTATGACTATTGAAGAGTACAAAGACTTACTTCTTGAAGATGAGTTAAAAATTGGTTATGACGTTGAAGATGATGACCTACCAGAGGAAATCGAAGAATCTTCATACGTTGATGAATTACTCACAGATGGATTCCATGCGGTTTATGACCCATTAGATGAATTATTTGGAGAACCAATTGCAGGTTATTCTTTATAATCTCTTTATATTTGGGTAGTTGACAGAGACTACCCAAACCATTATAATTAAAACAGTTACAACCCCTTTCAATTATGTACACTACAGAACAGTTCAACGAAGATGCTCAAACACTATTGGATCTAATCCAAAAATGCGTAGAGCAGGAGCAGTTAAACGAAGAGAGTTGGCACAAAAAGAACGATGAAGTAATTGCGATGCACTACGACAACTATGAAAACGACATGTTTGATTATGACGCAGACGCATTCGCAAGTTGCGGATTTGGATCAGACGAAGATTATTAAATCTTTGTTAAGTGGGGTTGACTAGCGACCAACCCCATACTATAATTAAAGTAAATCAACCCCTAAGAGTTATGTCAACCCTACATCACGAATCAATCCTTGAAGACCTTTTTGATAGTTCATTATACGATCAGCAACTATTAAAAGAGTTAGAGATCGAACCCTATTTCTCATATACTGTTGCTGAGATGGAAGCACACGCAGAAAAAACAGCAAGGCGAATGTTTGAGGATATGTGCCAATAGGCATATATGGGCGGGGGAATAAGTAGCATTAAATCCCGTAAGACCCATATATGTGACAGCGTGGGAACTGTCACAGGCAGATGAGTGAAATAAGCATAACGGGAAAAAATTAAGGGGGTTTCCCGTTATGTGTCTGCTTTGTATCATATGATACTAAACTACTCCCACCAGGATCGCCTCTAACCCCTCTGAAAAAAGTCTTGAAGGTGATTGTACCTTCATTTTTTATGCTTTTTTTTTAAAAAAAAGAAGGCAGGGGTAGTGTCGATCTTTTTCGTTTTCAGTGGTACCTCCCACCTCTTTTGCTTATATACTTATTATAATACATACAAACATGGAATCAACTGGTAGTGTGCCACTTTTTAAACTGTCACATAGGGGGTTGCATTGGTTGTTGTCCGTGTTATTATATTAATAAGAACATTTCCCACAAATGGATTATTTAAACGAAACACTACTTCCACTCATTGAGAGTATTACACCCAGACAGTCAGAGAGTTATACTCTATCTGCATTAAACCTAAATCGTCAATCATCTCAATCAATACTCATTTCATTTGGAGAACGCATTGAACAGTTTTGGAACAAAGTTATTTCAGATAGTAACAGTTGCAATTTAATTGAAGATGATAATCTGATTGAGGTTAATGGAAAAACCAGACAGATTGACCATAACTTTATAAGTGAAGAAGACGGTGTGAACTACTACCTTGAGAGTAAGTGCAACCTTAACTTTGATAGCGAAAAAATCAAAGCGTCAAACAAAAAGATTGATGAAGTCAGAAATGCGTTAGGTGCTGACGAAGGTGCATATTTTGTACCAGTAGTTAGAAAGATTAATCAAAAAGACTTAACCAAGTACAACAACAAAGGATTGAATGTATATGGGGTTGAGTGGTTATTAACTCAAATTCATACAAAGTTTACAGTTGATGAATATTTTACATACCTTGAAACAGTAATCGCACCAGTACTGGAAAACAAGGGACTATAGGACAGTTCCCAAACTGTCCACTTGGGGGTAGACAACCTATCCCCATGTCCTATAATAGAATCAAATCAAAGGATTTAAATGTTTTTCAATTCCGACAACAACCCCATAGCAGAATCAGTTTATGTGTTCATGTCTATCATCTTTCCAGAGATCAAGGACACGGACGTTGAGGTGATTCACACGGACTTAACAGAGGACAACGTTTTTGGTTGGACTTTAATTAACAACGACCAAAATGAAATTGAAATACATAACGACCTATCGGAACGGGATTATGTAACAACCCTTATTCACGAATTGGTACACGTTAAGCAAAACGTCCACGGGGTCACAGATGACACCATTAGAGAGGGTGAAGCGTACGAACTTGAAAACACATTAGCAGATATTTACTTAACAGGCAATAGTTACAGAATGTTAAAACAATGTTAACTTTGCTTGATATCCTCTTTCCTGATGCTACACTAAAGGTAGTTAAACAACTTTCCCTCTTATGTTCAACGAAAAATTACAACCGATCTACAACGGAAAAGTCCTTGTAAATCAATCAGCAATGGACAACCCAATAGTCCAAGCAGCATTGGCAGAAATGTCAAAGCGTAACTTTGAACCCCAACGCATTAACAAATATGGGGTTTGGTACATCTCAGACAGGCACTAATTATGACCCTTTCAGCAACAACATCATTTAACGATCAGGAGCATGCACAGGAGTTGTTTGACTCCCTGATCGAAGACGGGCATGACTCAGATGAAATGAAGGAGTTCATGGAGGAGCATGGACACAAAGATTTTTATCTGTATTATGAGGATTACTGCCAAGCACTTGCAGAATTTGACCAACAGACAGTTGACTCTTTCCTTGAAGTTTTTGACCTCATGGACATTGAACACTTAGGCGACGCATACATGGGACACCACGGAAGCGGGGCAGAGTTTGCGGAGTCATTTGTTTCAGACTGTGGTTATGTTCATAATGACTTGCCCTATTGGATCAAAATAGACTGGGAGGAGACATGGGACAATTTAAGTTATGACTACAGCGAATCTAATGGTTTTATTTGGAATAACAACTGGTAGTGTGACAGTTTAAAAAGTGGCACAAGGGGGGTTCACAACCCCCTTTTTCCATGTATAATAAAGGTATAAGTTAATTACCCCTTATGTTAGCACAAACTTCTTTCAACTTCTCAGACACACCTACAGAGTACAACGGGTGGGCAGATTGGACAACTTGGAATGTTGCTCTTTGGATTAACAACGACGAATGCCTTAACAGTATCGCCAAAGAGTGCGAAACATACAACGAATTTCTATATGAAATGCAATGTATGATCGGGTCAATGTTCACACCTGACGGGGCAGACTGGGGAGAAGCAAACCTCAAAGAAATGCAGGAATTAATTGAAGAGATTAAATAATCTCTTTATATTTGGGGGTTGACATTCAACCCCTTTTCCTTTATCATTATAGTATAAGTTTTATTCAACCCCTTATGACAAAAACTCAAAGACTAATCAACCGCATACAAGAGAAAGAGTCTTTTTATGACATTGCTTTCTTATGCGAAGACTTCGACACATTTTGCACAGAGGTTGCAGAGTGGGGAGTCGACCACATCGGAGGAGTTGACTTTGACGACCCCGAAGTTAACCGCCCAATGCTTGACGCATTTTTTGCTTCATTCGGTTGCACACCTGACAACCCACACCCCGCAGGGAGGTACGCATAATGCCTCACTTCATCGTTGAGGACATAGAGTTCGACTTTACAGACAGTCAGGGTGAAATCCACCCTGACGACCAATACTCAATAACTTATGACACTTTGGGAGTATGGCACGTTGAAGAAGAATCCGAACTGGTGGACAAAATCACCGACACAATGGGGTGGTGCGTTAAGTCAATTAAATACGTACCGAACCAACCCCACCGACTCACCGCATTTATGTAAATATATCGGTTTGTTAACATTATACCCCATTCGTGAAGAGTGGGGTTTATAATAAGTATATAAGTTTTACACCCCTTTAAATTATGTTTGATTATACAGTTACTGCTTACAACAAGTTAGGCAAAGTCCAAGAAGTCGAAACAGTTTTCTGCTCACCATCAGCGATTGAACTTTCTGAAGTTATGCTTAGTCTGTCTGATGAGTTCGGATATGCTGAAGCAACCGACCCGATGCACACCCATATGGGAGAGTACGGAAACAGACCCGCAGCACTTGGGCAGCGTCGGTACTGTTAGTGCGTGATCAGCAGGTGGGGGCGATCCCCCGCCTTCTTATATTAAATCCGCTAGGTACCATTAAGCTATAAAGTGTTACGATTGCTAGCTGTATCAAAAACCCACTTGATTTACACAGGGGGTACAGAAAATTTTTCGTGTGTAAAAATGCCCACAGGGGTCGCTTGCAAAAAATACAAAGGTACTATATACTGGAAGAAGTGAATATCTGAATGAAACACGATTCTGCATCTCAAATCCAACCTATCACAACTGATCCTTTAACTGGTGAGTATAAACTTACAATACCTGAGTGGATGATTAACGAATATGGTTGGTATGAGGGAATGGAACTTGAATGGTTCATTGATATCGATGGCATACACATACTCGAAGAGGACGAATGAAAACCTATCACATCTATCTGGAAGATAATAAGTGTCTATTTAAAAATTTGAATGAAGAAGAGTTTAATATTATATGGAATAAGTTATATACATCATACTGGAGGGACGAGATAACCTACGAAGAAGTTAGTGAAAACCCCACATCTGTTTTTGAGGAGAGTTCTTATTGACAATATACATATTCTGAGTTAAAATAGAATTGTAATTACAACATATTATGGCGAAAGGATTTACAGTTAAAGCAAAGAACCCAAAACCAAAGAAGGCAGCACCGAAACCTGAGTTTGATTATGCCAAAGCAAAAGAGATGATAAAAGGAAAGACAGTTGTATTCTGTTTACCTGGTCGAGGTGTCTCATATCAGTTTCTAAAGAGTTTTGTATCTCTTTGTTTTGATTTGGTACAAAGTGGTGCAAGTATACAGATAAGTCAAGATTATTCATCGATGGTAAATTTTGCCCGATGCAAGTGTCTTGGTGCTAACGTTCTTCGAGGACCTAACCAACTACCTTGGGATGGTAAGTTAAACTATGACTATCAGTTATGGATTGACTCTGATATTGTTTTCAATGTTGAAAAGTTCTATCAGATACTTTTAATGGATAAAGATATTGCAGCAGGTTGGTATTGTACTGAAGATGGAAAGACAACATCTGTCGCTCATTGGTTAGAAGAAGATGATTTCCGCACAAACGGTGGTGTGATGAATCATGAAACAATAGATAGTATTAGTAAAAGAAAGAAACCATTTACAGTTGACTATACTGGTTTCGGTTGGTTATTAATTAAGAAAGGTGTCTTTGAACATAAAGAAATGCCTTATCCTTGGTTTGCTCCAAAGATGCAGGTATTTGAATCAGGAGAAGTTCAAGATATGTGCGGTGAAGATGTATCATTCTGCCTCGATGCAAAAGAAGCAGGATTTGAAATCTGGTGTGACCCACAGGTGAGAGTCGGACATGAAAAGACAAGAGTGATATGATGGCAGTACTTACAATACTGGTGATTATATTCATCCTGATTTTGTTTTTACAGTATTATAATCCACATTCTTAACTATGGGAGCACATACAGGATTTACAATTATACTATGGGTAGCAATCGGACTTTTTGTATTCAACAAATGGGAAAACCGCAAAAAGAAAAGAAAGTAGGAGACCGTTACAATGTTCTCCGAAAAGGCAAGGTTATCTTCTGGAATGTCTCTGAGTCAGAACTCTTTGACATTATGGAAGACCTTGCAGTTGAGTGCTATTATAATAAGACACTCACATCAAAAGATATTACTTATGAACCTTATATTGAGGAACCTTTAAACAATGGCTAAAAGATCAGGAATGATGGGCAGTACTTATATAACTGAGACAAGACCCAAAAAAACTCGTCAGGGGCGGGGAAAACACTCGAAATATGCAGCGACCTCCCGTAACTCGGCTCGTAAAAGATACAGAGGGCAGGGTCGTTGATTCCAAAACAGGAAATACTTACTTATCTTGCTCCTAGTAAGGTTTGTAAAGGTGTCGGAGTTTTTGCCTATGTGAATATACGAAAAGATACCGTGATATTTCCTGTTACGAAAAATGAGGATTATTTAAAAATCCCTTGGGTTGATGTAACGAATCGTGCTCGTAAAAAAATACAACAACTTACCGCTGGCTCCGATGAAGAGGGATTTTATACGGATGTGGATATCAATCGCTTTGATATTTCATATTATGTAAATCACTCTCGAAAACCAAATGTTTATTATGATTCTGAATCAAGTTCATTATATGCAATGCGAAATATTAAACGGGACAAAGAACTTTTACAATATTATCCACCAAATGAAAGAATGTGGAGTAAATACTAATGTATTGTCGAATTCGACTTCAAGAAACAAACTATCAGGAATATCATAACTATCGGATTCTTGGTAGTTCTTCTTTTGAAAGATGCTTGGAAATATACAAAGATTATATTGTCTATAAAAACTTTGAAGGAACAGTGCCAATCTTTCGTGAAGAGTTTGAATTACCTCATACAGATATCATTGGATACTATGATGGAAATGAATTGGCAGCATTTACTCTTGCATATAAATTCAAGAGTGTAAATAGTGTATGGGCAGATCAGTTCGCTTGGAATTATAAAAATAAAAAATTAGGTTTAGGTCATGTTGCAAATAAAAATGAAATTGCATTATATAAAAGATTAGGGTATAATTATTATTATCTGGGTGAATCATCAGATTATAAATCAAAATTACAAGGATACGAAATTTCTAACTTCTTCGACGAATGGCAAAACTAATTGCAAATCTACCAACAAAGAAAATATGGGTACGAAAAGAGTACCTCACTGACTTTCAATCGGGTTTTGGAGAGTTTGTAGAGGGATTATGGGTATGTGCAAAGTCAATACAGGGTCGTGCATTCTATTTTGAGACATATTTACCCGAATATGGAGCAATGTATGATAAATTACCCATCTCTGCATTTCTCTCACGACCAAAAACACCCGATCCTGATATGGATTTGGTTAATTTACAGTTTTGGAACTGTATGGACTATGATTTTACAGTGATTGTCAAGCAATTTGTTGCTCCAATGGAGTGGGAGTGTCGTACAAGACACTTTGGAAATCAAAAAGGACAGTATATTTGCACTTTAGACAACTATCATGGTGATTTCGATCAAATTGATGCTTCAACAAGTGAGATGCCTGATGAACATAAGTCATTTAATCTGATTGAATTGCGAAATGGGCAGTATTGCCTTTATCCAAATAACCGATGTCGCATCTTTGATACTTCAATGACACCTCAAAATGTCAAAATACCTGATTTTAAGGTATCAACACGCATCTTTGAGGTTGAGAATGATGTTAACTGGGGTCGATTAGGTGATTGTGATGATTATTTCTGGACAACACCCGATGAAAGACGAGAAGAGTAAGTATATACTACATTGGATACAACAAATATCCAAAATACGACCAGAATTAGGTAATTTTAGCATCTGTCCTTATGCGTCAGGTGCTAATTTTTGTGTTCAAGAACAAAAATTATGTCAAATAGTGCCAAATTCTGATTTTGACGTTATAATAAACATAGTCGAAGACGATATTGATGCAAATTTCCTTTATGATGCAGTTGATGACTACAATCACAACTATCCTGACTACAAATTTATTGCAGATCACGGAAAAACAAAGACATACATACAAGGAATCCAAACTAGTAATGGAAAATACAACTTAGTGTTGTGTCAACCACGAAAAGAACTGACTGAAGCAAGGAAAAAACTTGCGAAAACCAACTATTACGATTATTGGGACAAAAATTACCTCAAAGAGGTGCTTGAAGATGACTACAGACTCATTGATGATGAAAAAACACGTTAAAAATGCTCATATGGGTACACATTTACTCGTTGAAGTGTACAATGTACCCTTTGAAAAATTAAATGATAGGGATAAAATCGAAAAAGTATGCGTTGATGCCTGTAAAATTGAAGGATTACAGATTTTAAACACTTATTCACACCAATTTGACCCTTATGGGGTAACTATTACTCTAACATTAGGTGAAAGTCACTTTTCTTGTCACACTTGGCCAGAAAAAAATTGTGTTGCGTTCGATATTTTCACTTGTGGAGCGAAAAATCCACGTAGTGTTGCTTGGTGGGTTCTTGAATACTTTGATAGTGATGATTATGTGATGAAAGATTATGCGAGATAGGGTATAAATAAATCTAAAAGATTAAATAATGGCGATTCAACGCAAATCAAGGGCATTTAAAGATATTAGTCTATCGTTTACACCACATCCAGTGACGAAAGACCTTCCTGTGCTTACAAATGAGCGAGCAATCGTAAGATCAGTGAGAAATTTGGTCGAAACAATACAATTACATT